CAAACAAATCTTGTTTGGAAAGAAACTTGGGTAGATGATTCCAAGCAGCCAAAAGATTTAAGAAATCCCGACACGTCTAATCCGACTATCATTTTAAGGATTATGGATGCGGATGGATCAAATCCTCGTAACGGAACCGGAACCTTTACTTATGTCAACATGGCAATTGGAAGGTTTAACTATAAAGTAGTTCCAGGAGATTTTCCTGCTCCCTCTTCCTCCGCTGATCCACATATTATTTATGTTTGTCAATATGTAGTTACATTTGCAAATGCAGAAGTTCTTGATGGTGACTTTTTTCAAGTAGCAATGCTAAAGGCGATTTAATGAACGAAATACCTTTGTTTACTGTTCACATGCCTCATGCGATAGACGCTCCGTTATTAGAAGTTTTACACTCTGGATATATCGGACAAGGCAAGAAGGTAGATCAATTTGAAAAAGAACTTGCCAAATATCTAGATAATGAAAACATTCTTACGTTAAACTCTGGAACTTCTGCAATCGAGCTTGCGCTTCACTTATCTGGTGCAAAGCCAGGAAAAAGTGTAGTTTCAACTCCAATGACTTGTTCGGCAACTAACACTGCAATTCTTTCACGTGGCGCAGAAATCATTTGGGCTGACATTAATCCAAAAACTGGACTGATTGATCCTATGGACGCAATCCGAAAACTGCGTAAGGATACGGTCGCAATAATTGGCGTGGATTGGGGAGGTCAGAGCTGTGCGTGGAGTGCTCTGATGGGCGCAGGGACGGCTTACGGAGTGAGTGTGATTGAGGACGCCGCCCACGCTTTGGGCGGGCGCTACGGGCGTCGTAGGGCCGGGGGTGGGCAGGTAGATTTTACTTGTTTTTCTTTACAGGCAATTAAAAGCATTACAACTGTTGATGGTGGAATTCTTACCTGTAAAAAAACCAGTGACTATACTCGCGGTAAGTTATTAAGATGGTACGGAATTGATCGAGAGACTCCGAGGCAGGATATGCGTTGTGAAGAAGATATTGCCGAAGCTGGATGGAAATGGCACATGAACGATGTAAACGCAACGATAGGACTTGTTCAGCTTCAGTATCTTGAAGGAGTCGTTAACGCTCAAAGGGAAAATGCCCTTTATTATTATCGCAACTTAGAAGGGCCGATCTCTGCATTTGATAGCGAAGCTATTACCGAAAGTCCATTCTGGCTCTATACGATTCTTTGTGAAAACAAAGATCAAAGACTTAGATTTATGGACTGGATGAAACAAAGAAAAGTAATGGTTTCTCAGGTTCATGCCCGCTGTGATAAACACACATGTTTTGAAGCGGCCAAGGCAGGCCCACTTCCGGGAGTAGATGAATTTACAGAAAAGCAAATTTCGATCCCTGTTCACTGGAAGTTGACTGAAACTGAGCGCGAGTATGTTTGTGAATCTGTCAATATGTTCTTTACAAGAGAGAGGGCCAATGCGACAATCGAATCTTAAATTATCTTTTGAACGTATCGATACTTGGACGGATGCCCAGGAATTGATGCGTATTAGAAACCAGTGTCGTGAAGGAATGACTCACGATACTTCAGTCATTACTGAAAAACAACAGTATGAGTTTTACAAAGATCACCTTGCTCCTTGGGGCGATCAGAAATACGAAGCGTATCTCTTGATGACTGATGAAAAGGCAATTGGCTTTGGTCTTTTAAAATGGGACGAAGAAAAAGGACATTACTGGATGACCGCTGGCCTGATTAAAGAATACAGAGGCAAAGGTCTTTCAAGGCTTCTCATCAACTTTATTACCGAAATGGGTCACCGAGAAGGTGCAGATGTTTGGATTGATGTTTGGGAAGATAACCTAGCTCTAATCGGAGATATTAAAGTAGGTTATGAAGTCATGGATCAGAAATTTATCAACGGAAAGGTTCTTAATATAATGAAACATAATCGAGAACGACAATTAAGGTTAGGTGAAATTCAGATTCTTAAGAACTTTACAAATGTAGACGTAAAGTCGGTTAGAGAATTTAATGATATTAGAAGGGAAATTGAAGAAGTGGATGCAATATCAAGACAGGCTTATTCTTAATGCTCTACTTAGGTGTTCCGGTTGTTGACAATCACGAATTAACTCGCCAACTCCTTGAGTCATTAGAGAACACCGTTATCGATCCATCACAGCTTCATGTTGTGATTATTGATAACGGATCAGAAGTTTCTTATGATGAAAAATTTTGGAGCTGGGGGCCAAGTAGAAATCCTTGGAGTTTTACGGTAACGGTACAGCGAAGCGAAGAAAATCGAGGATACTATCGCCCAATTACTGACCTAGAAGATATGGCATCTTCCGCAGATGTTGTTGGACTTTGTCATAACGATTTAATCTTCTATGAAAAAGGTTGGGATCGCCGATTACGCCAAGCCTTCGTAGAAAAAAGCAATGTCGGAATGATCGGCTTTTGTGGATCAAGTGAAGTAGATGATCGCGGCGGTCGTGGCGGTGGAACGATGATGAACTTCAAAGGAATTAAGGGCGCTCTCGCAGAACACACAGGGAGGCGCGTAACTGATCTTCAACCCGCAGTTATCTTTGACAGTCTTTTTATTTGTCTGAGGCAGCCTCTAGTTCGTCTTTTAGGGGTCGATGACAACATCGCTCTTAATCATTTCGGGGATAGAGTTTGGCCTCTTAGAATTATTGAACATGGCTGGCACGTCGCAGTATTAGGTGTTGAAATAGATCACATGAGCGGCCAGACCGTTGTTGGTATTAAAAAAATTGAGGAAGATTCTAGAAAGTGGTGTGAAAAGCACCACGTCCCTATACCGGATGGAATGCAGGCGGGGACTGTGGTATACCTTGAGTCAGAACGGCGCTATCTGACTGAATATAGAGATTTAAAGAGAATGGTTCCGGGAAGAGTGACAAATAACTGGAACTATAGGAGAGATGGATAATTGGCTCTTAAATGTTTGCTAGGGGCGTCGCAAACTTTTGATGCTATCGCTTATGTAAGAGCGCAAATAGAAGATACTGCGAACACGCCGGTTATTCCCGACTCAACTCTTGCGCTTTATGTTGAAGCGGCTGCTGAAGAGTTTGGAAAGTGGGAACCGCTCGGAGATTTCATTGTTGGAAATTTTGGGGCTTCTCCCCCGACTTCTCCGTTATCCACAATTCCTGGCGTCAGTCGCTATGCCTGCTCCGTAGCAAATGGATTCGCTTATCCCGTTAACGAAATCATCGATGTACTCTTTAAGAGTTCGGGTGTTTTCACTGCCGCTTCAGAAATAGCCTATCTACAGTTAATGCCAGTCTCTCCTTTCAACTGGTTCCACACTGACGGAAACATTCTTTCTAAACCCTCAACTAGAGTTATTAGAGAGGAAATGTTTGACGAACTAGATCATTACACTAAGGGATTTTGGGGTACTGCCCGAGGCGCAGATGGAGTAAAGGTTATCGATGTTTTTCCTGTTCCTACTACTTCCGGTATTCCCATTTTTGTTCGTTATACATCTGGCTATATTGGGGTTACTGATGGTCAAGGAAACATCAATTATCCGACGGTGCCTGAAAATCTCAAGAGATATTTTGCGAAATTCGCCCTTTGTGAAACCCTTGAGCAAGAGGCTGACCGACTGGCTAAAAGTTCCCAGTTAAAAGCTGGAGTTATGCAGAGATGGTCTACTCCTTCTGCGTTGAGACTTCGTGCAGAAAACTTAAGAGCTGAAGTTCAAAATGCATTGGGGGCGGCGCAAACTATCGGGAACGCAAGTCACTAATGGCAACGACTCGACAGATTGAAATCTATAATCTACACAAAGAATGTTGCATTGCTAATGGACACCCACAAGCTGCAATTTATCATCGCCATCCAGAAGGTGTTAAAACTCCGGTTGGGCCACAGGGATTAAATACTAGATATCAAGAACCGGACCCTAGGTCTACAGACAATCCAATGGACGCCGCTCAATTAGTGTGGGCGACTTGGGATGGATTGAACCTTCGTGGCATTGCGCAGGATGGCGGAGACAATCTTTCTTCTCGAATGTGGATGGAACGATTTCTTGTTCAGTTTCCCGCAATTGACGATAATTACAATCCGGTAGTCGTTCAAGATGACGACTTTATTACCGATCCGACCGGAGTCAGATTCAAACTAGAAAATCCAGTCTTAAGTGCGGATGGATCATATTGGAAAGCGGTTACTATGGTGTATAGATAATGATTGGAACCACCGTCGAAATAGACGGAATTGAGAGAACAATTACTCGATTAACTGCTCGGGTCACGCTAACGGATGTAGCGGTTACGGAATTAGTTGATGATGAATTGGATCATGGAGAGAATGTAGCTCGAAGAAATATTCAGGAGTATGTTTACGCGCGTCCGCAGGGAGCGAACACTCGCTATGTACGCACGATGACATTACTAAATTCGGTAAAGTCTGGAAGAATTCGAAGAGGGGGCGCTACTGCCGCAGGACAAGTCTATATTTCAAGAGAGAAATTTAAGAGGGTTTATTATCCTCCATTTGTCGAGTGGGGTGATGAAGTGGGCGCTCCATATGAGGGTCGTCACTACTGGGAAAAAACAGTGGCCGAACTTAAGGCTGACTTTTTAATTAAGGGAAGAATCGTCGGTAGGAAGATCGCTAAGGGAACATAGATGGGACTTTTTGATGAACCGCTTTTTGATATCAAGGAGAACTGTCTTGAATTATGGGATTATAGTGAAGTTTTTCCTCTTGATCCGGCATATGATTTTCCTAAAGGGCCTGTGTTTGTAAGTGGTTGGCCCTGGCAGATGTTGAGACAACTTGAAGAAAAAGAAAATCAACAAATGACCCAGCCAATTATTTCAATCATTGACCTAGAGCCGAACGAGTCCACCCGCTCCTTTAGTGACATATACAAGACAGGAGTGGGCGCTGGGCAGCTACAATGGCGTATCGGTAGACGAGCTGAGCCATCATTCATGATTAGTTGTTGGGTAGATCAACAATTAGGAGGAATGGATATGGCAAGGAGATTAGGAGGGCAAGTATACGCTGCAATATTATACTACAAGAATCGATTAACGAAGATTCGCAATCTTCATTTGGTGCAAAGCCATGCATCGCTTGATGATTCTTCTCAGTTATATCGATTTGATGTAGTGGTTCAAGGAAACGTTTTTGTGACCCTCGACATTTAAGTGGATTTCTAAGAAAAGGAGGTAAACTTGTCTCCATCCCTTATGAACGTTCAGCCAGAGTCTGTTGCTCATGGTTCTGAAATTCTCTTGCAGGCAATGGGCCCATCCGGTGGTTATGTGACTATCGGTGAAATTTATGGCATCACCTATGACGCTGATGAAAAATTAGAGCCCATGCCGATTATCGGAACTCGACGTACCGGTTACAGGAGAGGAAGATTCGAAGTTTCAGGAACAATCAATGGTTATTGGTTGAACGGTGCATTGCGCTCTTTGTGGAATGGATATGCAACGCCTTCGGGAGCTGCATCCGGCCCACTTCTTTACGATTCTCAAGGCCCGTTCGTGCGATATCAGATCATCATTACCAACGCTAACTGGCCCGGCAGCGGTATCGTGAGTCCTTACTTAATTCTTGCTAACGTCACATTTGAGAAGGACACGGTTAAATGGGCTTCCGACAAAATCACCAATGAAGATATCGCATTCAAGGCAGAGGACATTTTCGGACAGTAATTAGAACTCTAGGAAAGGGTTCGTTCCGTAGGAGAAAAAGGAAATTGGAAGATCGACAGGGTATGGCCCCTACTCCCGCACAACTTGAAAGGATGCGGGCAGTTAAAATGGCCCAAAATCACCAAGAAAAGGTATCCAAGAAAAACAAGAACAAGGGAGAATCGCAGAGCGTTTCGTTGCAAAGCGGTTCTCCCCCTCTTGGAGTTAAGAGCGATATTCTTAACATTCTCAATGGCAAGCACTGGGAATTTCAGAAGCGAGTTCTAGACATTATCCAGATTGCCGTTCGGCCAGAGAAATGGCCTACCATTCGAAGTATTGTGATGGAAATTCAGACCGAACAGGTCGATACTCAGCGTATTTTAATTGGTCGGAGGATTACCGATCATTTAATTCAAGAAGAAGAGTTAAGGGAGAGTTTAAGGAATGAATCAAACTAATACTGACTACAAAGACCTCAAGAGTCTGGAAGAAATTTCTGAGGAAGAGCCGATAAGAGTTACTTCTAGCGGTCGTGTTCTTCCACCGCCTCCGGTTGATATTAATCCGCGAGAGTGGCTTGATTCCGATGACAGTGCGATTATTGGTTATGTCCAAACTCGCATTGGTCGATTGAAAATCGCCGCTCTAACCGAAGAGGAATCTGACACTATTAGGAAGGGTTCCGAAAGACCAATCAATCCAGGCAAGGCAAATTCTGGAAAGAAGATTGATCTAAAAAGACTTCGCGTATTAACTGTCGCTGCTTCCCTCAACAAGGCATACAAAGATCAGGGAATCGTTATTAGTCCTGATGAAGTTCAGAGAAAGTTAACTGGCGAGGTTACTTCAATAGTTCAGAAAATTTCTGAATTAAGCGGATACAAAGAGGAGGAGGATGACGCAGAAAGCGTCACCGGGTTTCTTCCGGCTTTCTGACGTAAAAGATGAGGACGGCCTACCGGAATACCCGGGGGCCGTCTTTCTCAAATTCATAGTAAGGCTGGCGTACGAAAGTAAGGTAAAACTTCCTTCGCAGGTTTATCAGGAATTTAAGAAAAATCCTAAAGACTTTCTTCTTTTAGCTGGATACGAAAACTATAAAGCAGAAAAAGAGTTAAAGCAACAACGAGAAGCTGAAGCAAAAACAAAGAAACCATTTGGTAAATGACTAGCATAGAAACAATCGGTATCCACTTTATGGGGTACAACCTCATGCATACGGCCACGCGTGAGGTTCAGGCTTCATTAAGAATGATTTCTGGCGAAACTCGCCAAACTGGTCTTACCACTCAAGAGTGGGCTTTAAAATCAGAACAAGCTGCAAATAGAATTGCTTTAGCTGAGGCTCGGTACGCAGACGTAGTTAAGTCAACTAATGTACTTGTTGTGGGTGCGGCGCAAGATCAGGCCGCTGCCTTTAAATTAATTGAGGCTGCCCATCTAAAGATAGCTGAAGCGGCAGTGCTTCGTGCCGATGCCGAAAACGATCTTGCTTTAATTTCATCACGCGCCTATGCACTAGAACAAGATCGCATTGATTTGTTAGATGCTGCAAATATGCGCCTAACAAAAGCAATGGGACTTCGTGCAATTGCAGAACAACAAGTTATCGATGCCACTATGGCAATGGCAACTGCTGATGAAGCTGCGGCAAGAGTTGCTAATGAAGCGGCGGCAAAACAAGCTTCTGCTGCAACTGTTGTAAAAGCTGCATATGCTGCACAGGCACGTTCCGCGCAAGAATCTGCAATGGCCCAAATTTCGTCAATGCGTTCGGCTGCGACCGCAATTGTTGGAGTGGGTGCTGCATTTGAAATTGCAGGTGTCGTTACCGTTGCCGCAATGGGATATGCTGCCTCGAAAGCGGCTGATTTTGCATCTGAAATTTATATCCTGCACACTCAGGCTCGCGTTGCAAAAGAACAACTTCCTGAACTAAGTCGCGCCATTCTTGATATGGCCGGAAGTATGGGATTCGGTTCTACGGAACTTGCAAAAGGTCTTTACTTAATCGAGTCTGTTGCTGGTGGCTCTTATACCGCCGCGCACGCTCTGGATATTTTGAAAGCTGCTGCGATGGGTGCGGCGGTTGGGCACTCTGACTTAGTTGAAACTGCTAATGCATTGGCGTCAGTCATGGCTGTTTATCCAACAATTGTTGGTGGCCCTGTAGCTGCAATGGGTGCCTTAGACGCAATTGTCGGTCAGGGCAAGATGACAATGGAAGAGTTAAACGGAGCACTAAAAACTGGTGTTCTGGCAACGCTCCACTCTTCAGGAATTTCTCTTCAAGACTTCGGTGGTGCGTTAGCCACAATGACCGACTATTCCATTCCTGCAATTCAGGCAGCTAACTCCTTGCGTATGGCGATCTATTTAATGACCGCTCCTACGCAAGCATCAGACAAGGTCTTAAGAGAGTTTGGATTAACTTCCAAAGAAGTTTCTTCAGTTTCTAAAGAATGGACAACCGCCATTGAGAGAGCTGGAATTCGCCACGCACAATTAGCAGACGATCTTCGTAAGCCGGGCGGTATCATTATCGCCCTTCAAGATTTACGTTCTCATTTAGTTAAAGCTGGACTTGATGCGGAAGGCCAGGCCGAAGTTATTTACAAAGCTTTCGGCGGTGGCAAGATGGGCAAGGCAGTTCTTACTCTTTATGAAAACATTGCTGGTGGTGCAGGTGCAAGCGAGGCTGAACTTCTTAAATTAGGATTTACTACGGATGAAGTTGCCACCCTACATGATCGTCTTATTGGAAAAACTGCATTAATTAATCAACAGACTCAACTGTTGGGTCAGAACTTCAAATACATTCAAGACACCGACCCGGCACAGATGTGGAAACAATTTACATCTGAACTTAACGCGACTATTATCGCACTCGGAGGCGCGTTCATTCCAATCTTGATTGCTCTACTGAAAACACTCACTCCAATGCTTCGCGGGATGACTCAGTGGATTCTTGATCATAAGCAATTAACTATGATTATTGCTGGGTCAATTGCTGGACTCTCCCTATTGATTGGTACTGCTTTATTGGTTGTTGGAGCAATCGCAGGAATCGGACTTGCCATTGCTGGACTTGCATTTATTGGGCCAGAAATGCTTATCGTAGCGCTTGCCTTTGCTGGCCTGATGGCGGTAGTTGCAGATGTAGTTGGAGCCATTGTTTTTCTTGGAACTATTTGGAGTTCTCTGGCTAATCTTTGGGATACGAGAGTTGTTCCAACTGCGACTAAACTTTGGAATATCATTGGTGATATTTGGAAAGTTATTACGGACGGAATTGCTAAAACCCAACCCTTGTGGACTACTGCATTTGACGATCTTAATACTAGGTTAAACACTCAGGGAAGTGCATGGGATACGGCTACTAAAGCCTTTCAGAATTTTGGAAACGAAGCCCTAAAGTTCATCAAGAGCGAAACGTTCGCTGCAATGATTGCAACGTTCTCTGTTTCGCTCCCAGTTGCCTTTGGTTTAACAATCGATTCCCTTTTCTTGTTGGAAGATACGGCAGAGATTGCATTTACTGCTCTTTATTATGCAGGCAAACTTGCGGTTGACTTCTTCTCTGGAAACTTCGCCCAACTTGTTAAGGACGGCGCAGAGGGAACACAAAAACTTAGCGCAATAAATGATCGTTGGGCTAAGGACTCTCTGAAGCTATACGAAGATATGGGTAAGTTAGTCGATGGAACTTACGATAGAATGTGGCAAGACATTTACAACTCGACTATGCAGTGGACAGCGAAATTGGGTGACGATGGTGCGCCTGCGATGCAAAGCGCACTTGAAAAAGTGATGAACTCTGGAAAAACTGCAATGGCCGCAGGTGAAAAGAGAATATACAATGAAGGTTATTTGACTGGACAGAACATGGCGAACGGTATGGCTGCGGGCATGGATTCTAGAAGTGAAGCCATTCAGTCGCACGCAAATACTTTGGTTACGCAAGCGCTGGCCGCAGCAAAGAAAGCATCAAAATCAAGTTCTCCTTCTCGATTATTCGCAGAAGATGTTGGTAAGACTTGGCCTCAAGGTATATGGATGGGAGTTGAGGAAGAGACCCCGAGGCTTGAAAAGAACATGCAATCAATGACGACAAATCTTGCCAGAAACTTCCCGAATTTCGAACCCAAGTCCTCAGTCGGAGAAGCGTTTAGACCTTCCGAATCTTCACGATCTTCATCTAGTTCGACTACAGTTTCGGCAGAGACCAATATTAAGTTAATGTTGGACGAAGAGGTTCTTGCCAGGGTTACCGATAGACAAATTCATGAAATACTGAATGGAGCGTATAGCGTCTAGTGGCAATTATTAATGGAATTGATTGTGGGGTTTATTCTCCTTGGAATGCGCCTGCTCAAACATGGGTGGGGCCTGCATGGCAGCAATTAACAGGAAGCGTGGTCGTTGAGGGCGATCAGGAAATCTACTATCCGCGTGGTGGTGGCACCAGAAGTAGAACTGAAACTATTTGGTTGATTCCTTCGGGATCAATTGGTGGAGCGGTGGCGGGAAGTCAGGATGCCGTCCTGTATCTTTTAAGACAATTGCTGGAGTTGGTGAATAACCGACAGTTAAATCCATGTTTAATTCAGTGGAGATCAGGTGGCGGAATTATTGTCAGCGACTCTGAAGATGGCTGGCACATCATCACGGATATCAAGCCTAACGTTGAAAATATTTGGACTGGAATAATTCCGGTTGAAATAACAACTATTTACCTAGGGCCATTCTCCACAAATCAAATTGGAATGGCGTATACTGGCGATCGACTTCCAACTGACTTCTTTCTAAATAGCGTCTCTCCGCTCATTGCGTTTCCGTTAGGGGCAACGGTGTTTGAGTCGACATTTAATAGAGTTGGAGCGGAAGGAAATATTCCATGTATTACGAGTCCCGTAGCTAATCCTTCTTGGTTTGTTCCTTCTGGAACCATTGCCAACCTATTTAAGGGTGGGGTTAGGGTTTTTGACACTATCAATACCGGAACGTTTGCAGTTCCTACTGTTTCATTTGTTAATTCTGGATGGGTTGAAGTATTCGGAGTAGATCATAAATTTATTGGAGATTGTGTCATAACCAACGGACTTATTATGTTATTTTTTGATGCCCAGGGAGTTGCTAGTTTTTACCTCTGGAACACTGCAACTAGTCCGGCGGCTTGGCAGAAAATTTGTGACATTGGATACGTAGACTCTTCTGGAAACGTTGGACAGACAATTCAAGCATTTTCATTACGTCAAGTTGGACTTGAACAGTCCTCTATAAACTTAATTATCAATACATCCATCGCCTTGGCTTCATTTTCTATTTTTCTAAAAAGAGGACAGTATAACGTAAAGCTTATATATAGATCATTAAATGATAATGGAGCCGCCTCAAGCGGGCCAATTTTAGTTAATCTACCCGCTAATGGCCCTAAAATTGTATTTAATGCCGATCATGTTGCGGATAACGTTAACCCTCCGAATGAATTAAGCGCTTCACCTGGGCAGACGGCGGGATTTGGCGCTGGATTTATTGCGAACTCAGCCCAACCATTTATATTTGGATTCTTGTATATATACGTTCCAAATTTAAATCAACCACAGGGCTATGGAGCTACAAATAAAGATATAAGTGTAGGAGATAATGGAGTTGGAATTGATGAAGAGCGTACGTATGGAATCTTTGCAACTCCGTATGGAATTGCAGCTTCTTATTCCACTGCAAATCTTCAAGGCGAAGCGGAATCAGGAACCCTTGGAGCGGGATGGACTTCACAAGCAAACGCCGTAGCCTCAAATGCAAACGAGGCAAAATGTGCCTCCGGCACTACGACAGGAAATGCAGATACTTGGGGAACTGCATTTGTTCCGTTAGCAGGACAATACGATATTTGGGTTCGTATGAAAGTAACCTCAGCGGCAGGCGGAAGTAATGAAATGCAAATTGGTTGGTGGGATAACGACACAAGCGCATTTGTGTCATCAACCACGTACAAACCTAATCAGGTAACTACTGGATATTTATGGTATAAAGTCGCCTCACTGGTAACTCCAACTGCAACTAAAAATATGAGGTTTCGTGCCGTTACAGTTGCCACGATTGGAACTGATTGGTTTATTGATGAGGCTTGTGCGATTCCAAGAACTACTAGCTCAGGAGCAAACGGAGTCAATCAAATTTCAGATCAATTTTTTGCTGATCTCTCGGTGCAGATGAACTAATGGCTGTTAAGACTTACCCTGGCTATTTAAGAGTCAGGGTAATTAACAGAAGTCCTGCATTTTGGTACAGAGACAGTCTTGATGTACTTTATCTCGGCCCTACTCCAACAGGAACAGTCAATACATGGAACTCAATTGGAACTGATTGCACCGGCACTTTAAATTATTGGACGACCGATGCGGGGTCTCCTTCTATTGCGTCTAACGTAGTTACGTGCGCTTCGGGCGCGTGGTTGCATGGAGGTCATCCATTAACGACTGATGGAGTATTTACTGTTAGATTACAGTGGAATACTGGAGCCGTTCCACATATATTTATTCATGGAAGTTCTGGTTCCACCAATGCGATCTATGCAAGTTTAGGAAGCTCTCTTAATACTTTAGCCATCGGCAAAACCGTAGCAAGTGTCAATACTAACCAAGCAACTGCTGGGGTTACACTTGTGAACGGAACTAAATACTGGCTAAGAATTATTGCCAAAGGTACTTCCTATACCGCACAAATTCTTCAAGATTCAGCGGGATCAATTGGCGCATCGCTTACTTCATGCACCGCTGTTATTTCAGATTCTGCACTTCAGGTTGGGTATGTAGGACTTAAATCGTTTACTGCAACTACGCAGTTTGGCGGCGCCTTTGCAACTGTTTGCACTCTTAAGGGAAAGATGCCCGTTGCTCCTGGTGGATTCTACACATGGAACACCGTTGTTAATGCTGGCGAACCCGCCTTTAGTTATATTCAACCACCCACTGGTGGATTTGGTGATTTCTTACTTTCAATTTATAATGCAAACTCTGGCGGCAACGGCTCTTGGAAATGTTCCACTGCTCTTGCTGCAAACAATAATACTTTGTTGGCAATAGCGCAGGCCGATGCTGGCACGGCAAACGTTTCAGTAGATGGCCTTACAACTAATAATGTAACTACCGACAACAATCAACACGTATTAAGAGCGTCTGGAGCGATGACCGCAAATCCAGATATTCTTCTGAACTTTTCAGGAGCGGTGGGAACTGCATACTTTGGACAGATTCTTATTAGATTTCCCGGTGCAATTATTACTGAAGAGTTGCCACATCCACATCTAATTGAATTTGAAAAAGTTGCAATGCAACCACACAATCCTGGTAGTTCAACCGTGGGATCGTTCAAGATACCGCTTTTTCCACCGGGCACCAAACAATTTAGAGACTCTAAGAAAATTTATGATCAACTGGATAGATATCTAAGAGTGGAGTTTTACTTAGGATATTCTTCAAATGATATTGGACAAGGAAAGCTAGTCTTTGCTGGATTTATTACTGAAATAGCTAAAAAGAAAACTAGGTCTGGTGCAAGCTACGAATTAAAGGGCTGTTCTGATTTGGTTATCGCTAATTTGTCCAGACCATTTCCTGGGGACGTACTACTCAGTTCTTATGGCGGAGTTTTAACAGCGCTTTCTTTAATACAGGCAAATACATATCTTGGAAATAATGAAGTGGGATTTTCAGATGACTTCAATCCTTATACTTCTGGAAATTATGTTTCAGGAAACGTTTCAGGAAAAACTGCGGGAGCATGGACGTCCGATTCGGATGATGGACTTCCGGTGCTTAAGTGTTCGACCGGAAGTGGCGCTGCGCTTATCTCGAAATACGGAGCAGGTGCTACGGATGGAGAACACAACCAATACGTAGAGGTTTCTGTACGTCTTAAAACTACAAGTACAAGCACAAGCAATGCTGGCAAATTTGGAATTGGATTAAGTACGGATAGCGGTGCAGTAAGCGCAGATGCTCTTTGGATTACCGTCGTAGCTAAATATAATGGAGGACAGTACGATGTTGATGTTTCACTTTCAACAACGGGAAGCGATCCATTCTTTACGCTTTCTAACTTTTTAACTAGCGTAGTTGATCAGGATGGCTATATAACTGTAAGTATTGCATTTCTTACCAACGACTTGATAACTCAAGTTACATTAAATGGCAAAACTGGGACTCTCACTGGCGGCACTGGCCCGCTAAATATTAACTGTTATCCCTTCTTGTTTTTTGGAACTCCCGCTACCGGAACGGCTACAGGATATTTCGCTAATTTAATTCAATTAGTAAGGTATGCGGCAGATGCGCATGACGATGCTACTTTTGTTGCTGGAGATCACGATACCGCCATTCACTCACTTAAAGGCGGAACTTCTCCCGGCCCAACCTTTCTGGAAATTTGGACAAGAGCTGCAATCAGAGAAGGATGGTATTGGAAATATACAGAGCAAGCATTTGTTGAGGGTATCAGAACACTGGGGTCGGTTTCATTTTTGACTGAACCAGGAAATGATCTTTCAAATACTTGCGTGTTTAGTTTTGAAAAAGGAAATCTTTCTGAGTTGAGTCTTGTCGCAAATGATGACACTTTCGCAACTGGCTCTGCAATCTCTGCGTCGTCGGGAACGGACGGAGGGGGTATTGCATATTGGAAAGATATTGTTGCGTTAAGAAAATATGGCGTTTTAGACGACCAAACTCTTTTCCTTACTTCCCCTAATTTTGCGGAACAAAGAAAAGCTGCTAATCAAGTAGTCTCTAATAAAGTAAGAGTTGGGGCTGAAGGTTCGAAAATCGCTAGAGTTCTAAGAGATGCAGAGACGGTAGACAAATGGCGAGAACTTGATATTATTCAAATTGATGATGACGATATGGGAATGACACAGCAAAACGTTAGAATTATTGCATTTAAATTTAAAGAAGGAGAACCCGACCAGGAAATAACACTGGATCAGTTCCCAATTTCAAATCTTACCGTTCCTCAGAAACGAGCGCAGCAAGGTCTATTCCAGATTTCAGCAGAGTTTGGGAACAGATAATTTAAAAAATGACTGTAAAGTGACTGTAAAGTACCAATGACCTTCGATCAAATCCAGCAAATCATCGCGGTCGGAGGCGCTACTGGAGTGCTACTGTTAGTCGTATGGGCACTTCTCAATGAGAGAGTTTATGTTGCAGGCCCTATCGATAGACAAATCGAGTTTCTAGAAACCAAATTAAAAGATACTGAGACTCGATTAACGGAGGTAACAAATCTCCTCAAACAAGCCAATGGTGGATTTGATAAGGCACTGGACTTAATTGAAGATCGACTTAACCTCTTCACTATTCAAAAGCCTGCGCCGCATAGAAGAAGCGCTGATGACGCGTAACCTCTTTAAAAAACAAACTCAAATGAAAAATAGAAAAGCAATGAAAGAGACTGAAGAGGATCGCGCTAAAAATATCACAGAACTCCTTGACCTTCACGTTCAGACAGGTGCTAGACTACAGAGGCTCGCCTACCTCGAATCTGAAAGCGAACTCTACAAAATTCAGAACAAGGTCAAAGATAAAAGTGAATGATGCGATTGTAGGAATTCTTATTACGATTTTATGGATATTAATTGCAATTATAGGAGTTTGGGTTCAGCGATACGCCATAGGTATCTTTCGGGATGATCTCGTCCTAGCGGAGTATGATGGGCGCAAGGCGGTAGTGGCTACTGGTAAATACATCATTCAAAGATTGGTTACTCGGCAAGTTATCCTTGTAAATAATGGACTGATTGGGTTCATAGTTTTGGTCTCGACTCTCCTTGGGACTAGGATTCCACTAGCCTTAAGAATATACATTATTATTGGATTATTTGTAAATGAAGTTATCTTAATTATTTTTACTCTTTGGGAAATACGATCTAGAAGAAATGTCATTCAGATTAAAGAAAAAGAATCTTCAAGCATAAATGGATAACACTGGTATCCTTCTTGCAGCAGTTTTAGGAAGTCCTGTTTTAGTTGTAATAATTAATCGATGGGATGCTCGACAGAAGGAGAAGCGAGATGAGTCTCGCGCAATGGCAGAAAAACAAGCAAGAGAACAAGTTTTAA